TAACCTACTACGATTTGCACAGATCTTCCGTTAAAGTTGGCACTACGCATCGTCGCATAACGCGAACGAAACGTGTAATAAGAAGAATGGTTCAAGAGATAAGGATCAAGAAACTCGCATTGTTTATATAAATCCAAAGGAGATTTAGTAACTGGAGATCCTGTTAAAATTCGTCTGTATTTAGCCATCCGAGATAGACCAATAATACTTTTGGTTCTTTTTGCGCCAGGATTTTTAATAGTAGTACTCTCGTCGATGGCCATATAAGTTCTATGACTTAATAAAAATTTAGAAGCAAAAGCAACACCCTTTTGAGTGCTAAAGGCTTCTACATTCATAAGTAGAACATGTAAGTCTACACCCGTACTAAATAAAGTGTCCAGCTTTTTTTGTTGTTTTTGATTAATTAGAGCCTGCCATAAGACTACTTTTTTTTCAATATGATCTGGTAAATGAGTAGGAACTTCCTGGTCGTACCAGGTTTTATATACTCCTTTAGGAGCTATAATAAGAGCACCATCTATTTTGCCCTGATCATAAAGCATCGCTATATTGTCAAGAGCCACTTTAGTTTTCCCTGTACCCATCTCCATAAAATACGCATATACTTCTTTAGACCATGATTTTTCTAAAGCAGTTGTCTGATGCTCATAGGGCTTTGTCTTAAATTTATAATCCATAACTTTTAAAATATTCTTTCTATTGACTTGTATATAATAAAATATATATACTGTCAAGAGAAAGCAATGAGTATTGTATATGTCATTCAAGAAATAGCGGGAACTAAGGCAGGTCGCCCTAAAATAAACATATTAGGGGCACAAAAATATGGCACTATCAAAGTCTTATTAAAAGAAGACTCACAAATGATTTTTAGTCCTGGTCCTATAATTTTTCAGTTAACAAAATTATTAAAAAATTTTACAATCGATGATTATTTACTACTCACAGGCGATCCTGCAATTATTGGAGTTGCGTGTTCAGTTGTCTCTGATATAACCAACGGCAAATATAATTTGCTAAAATGGGATCGACAAGAAAGAACATACTATCCAATAAAGATAAACTTATATGAGAAAGGAGAAATAGATGAATAAAAACTTACAAAAAATGTTTATTGAGGATGCACCTCAAGACATAACTGAAACAGGTAATGTAAAAAATTTATCTGATCAGGTATTAAATCTTCAGTCGTTAGAAAATGAAATTAACGACGATGAAGAAAAATTAAAAATTAAGAAAGAAAGAGCAAACAAATTATCGGGAGAAGTTATTCCGACAATGATGAAAGAAATGTCTCTTTCTTCATTAAAATTAGCAGATGGGTCTTCAGTAGAAGTTAAACCTATCTACGGCGCTTCCATTCCTATAACTAAAAGGGAAGAAGCATTTAACTGGCTTCGACAAAACGGCCTAGGTGATCTTATTAAAAATGAGGTTATCGTTTCCTTTGGTCGTAACGAAGATGACAAAGCAATAGCATATGCTAACTTTGCACAAGGTCAGGGTTATCAACCTGCACAAAAACTAAAAGTAGAACCTATGACTTTAAAAGCATTAGTTCGAGAGCGTCTTGAATCAGGTCAAGAGATGCCTTTTGAATTATTTAATGTGTTTTCAGGAAACAAGACCAAAATAACAAGGAGACAGTAACATGTCACAAGAAGCAAGAAACGAGGTTACCAAAAAACAAAGTAACCTACCAACCTCATCTTTATTTATTAAAGATACAGGACAAGGGTTAGAGAATATGGATAAAGATGATTTAGCTTTACCTTTTCTTAAACTTTTACAAACAAGCTCCGATGAAACTAAGAAGAAACACTCTTCTTATGTTGAAGGTGCTGAACCAGGAATGTTTTATAATACAGTTTCTAAGAAATTGTATGATGGTATAAAAGGAATCGAAGTGGTTCCCTGCTACTATCGTCTAGCATTCCCTGAATGGGCTCCATTCGAAAGAAAAGAAGGAAGACCTATCTCACCAGATAGAGGACCTGAAGTTCTTTCTCAAACCAAAAAGGATGCAAACAATAAAGATGTTCTTCCTAATGGTAATATCATAATCAAAACAGCTAATCACTTTGTCATCATTAATGGTGACAGACCTGAAAAAGCTTTGATGGCTATGAAGTCCACTCAATTAAAAGTGAGTAGACAATGGAACTCCAACATTAAAAATGAATTTGAGATATTAGAGGGCAAAACTTATCCTGCTCCAGCTTTTTCTCGAATTTATAGTTTAAAATCTGTGGAGATCACAGGAAACTTTACATGGTATGGTTACTCTGTAAAATTACTTAAAAAGGTTGAAGACACTGCACTTTATCAAATAGCTAAAGAATTTTATACTTCTTTAAAAGCTAGTGATGCTAAGAGTTTGGCGTCGAAAGAAGATACAAACTTTTAATTTTCTCTTGAGGGAAAATAGGGGTGGTGGATGCGAGAGTTGAAGCCGCCCCGCTTAAGGGAACATTATGGTTGAAGAATTTGTAAAATTATTTACAGGACTAACTGATAACTTTGGCAAAGCCGACATGTCCAAAGTTGTATTTGATACCAAAAGAAATAAAATTAAGCCTCCTTATGTATGGACAGGTTACGCTATCACTTCAACCCATTACCAAGAACATTTAGATGGAAAAATTTCCATAGGTATTCAACCTTGTACACGTGAGGGTAAAGTTTCTTTCGGATGCATTGACGTCGACCCTGCTAATTACAAAGGCTTTAAAATTTCAGCTCTTTTATTTCTTATAGAGAAACATAAACTTCCTGTGGTTTCATGTCGTTCCAAAAGTGGAGGCCTTCATATTTATCTGTTCTTGAAAGAAGAAATCAGTGCACAAACCATGAGAGATTCTTTAACAACTTTTCTTCTACCTTTAAAATTAAAACCAACCACTGAACTTTATCCTAAACAAGTAGAATTAATAGATACCCCAGGACAATTTATTAATCTTCCTTATCAAAATAAAAAAGAAACAACTCGTTATGCTCTCAATAAAAATAATGAACCTTTATCTTTAGAAGAATTTATTAAAACAGCACAGGACTCTCAACTTACAGCATCCAAATTAAACGATTTAGTCACAAGATGTAATGAAGATATTCTAAAAGGAGGAGACCCGGAGTTTACCGACGGTCCTCCATGTTTACAAAGGCTTTCTATAAATAAATTAACAGACGGAAGAGATCGATTTCTGTACAACTATATGGTCTTTGCCAAGAAAAAATATAAAGATCAATGGGAAGATAAAGTTGTTTCAGCAAATCAAAACTATATTTCTCCTTCCTTGGGAAATAATATAATNCAATCTAAACTTAGATCCTGGAGAAAAGACACAGCTGGCCATACTTGTAATGACGATCCTATTCACGATGTATGTTTAAAACATATTTGTCTGCAACGACCTCATGGGGTAATTTCTGATCGAACTAAAGCCTTTCCTCATATCTATGGTCTCACTATTATTAAATATACTATACCTATATTACGATTCATGGTTGAAAAACCTGACGGGAAACCAGCAGAATGTGAAATACTTCGAGACGACTTTCCAATCCAACGGAAACTTCGAAATACAATTTATGGCCAAGCACATTTTATGCCTGAACCTCTTAGTCCTATAAAATATGATGAATTTTTAAATAGAGTAAAGACACCAAAACCAACAGTCATAGACCCACCTGAAGGAGCATCGTCTAGAGCTCAACTGTATCCTTATCTTTATGAATTTTGTATTAATGGTACTAGAGCAACAAAGAAATCAGAGATTCGAGGAGGTCTTTGTTGGACCGAAGGTGGTTACCACCATTTTCTTTGGACTGCTTTTTTGGAAACCCTTCCTACTCGATGGCACCTAACTCCAAACGATACCTCAATTCTATTAAAGAAAGATTATGAAGCTGAATTTGGCCATTCTTATAACATTGGACCCAACCAAACTATAAGATGTGTGAAACTTAAACAGCTTCACATTGATCAAATTGAACATAAACCAACGGAAAAGAAAAAGGAGGGTAATTTTTAATGAACTATAAAGTAGTAGGACCACCAGGAACAGGAAAAACAGATACGCTTTTGAATACTGTAAAAGAATATGTA